GATTGCAATAGTTGATGTAGTTATCCAGTCAAGACTGGATGTCCCTGTTTTCTCAACGATCACATACTCCTCAGGAGCGTTTTTAGGTCGCTCCATATAGGCTTTAATACCTTTGCTATTTAGCAGTTTAATAATTTCTGATTCGACCATTATATCTACCCCTGTGTACTTTTTAAAAGCGTGTTATTTTCTAGATTATCCTCTTTTGCCTTATCGCTAGCGGCTTTGACAAGAGCTGTAACACGCCCATCCTTTGATGAGTGCATTATTTTATACTCATATCCTTCACCAGCTCTTGCTACCTGCCTACGTGCCAGTTCTTCGATATAGCCCTGCACTGCAGGGCAACGAAGTAACTCACCTACGCCTTCTCTATTGATTTCTAGACGTTCTAAAGCACCTTTACTCATAGCGCTCTACGTAGTACTTATCATTCCAACGCAATGGAATCATCTTATCAATGCCATTTTGAGGTAATGAGAACACGTGCCAGCGATATCCATAGAACTCTACAATTGCATCAGTCCATACATGCTCATCACCTTTAGGAATGCCAAGTTGATACTGCGCTTTTTTTCCGTAGAGATTAGTGACATCTAGATTTTCTTGTGAACCTACTGGCGCAACAAGAACATCATCAACTTCTATCGGTTCTCCATACGTGTAGATGGGTGTATTGAAAGCGTCTGTCCCTGTCTGAACCTTAGGAATAATTTTAATAACAATACCCTTAATGGATGCCATATAAGTCCACCATTCCAAAGCGCTGGCGTGTTAAGCCTAATCGTTTTAGGTCTTTCTTAAGGATAGACATTCCACCACCAGTATTAACATATGTTCCTGACCAAGAATAACCTAGTGCGGATTGTGATTCTTGCGATAGAGTACTAGCATTATCAGATGATAACTGATCTAAATATCGAGAGATAATATCTACAACTACAGACTTCACTACGTTTGGCAGTATTTCACCCTTAGCAATCATTTCATCCAGGTCTTTTCCAACCCTCTTAGCCTCTTGGCGAAGTGAATCAGAAACAATTGGCAATAACGCCTCTACTTGTTCCTGCTCTGCATTTGATAGATGTTTCCAAAGGCTATTTACATCATTTACGCTTGCTAGGTTTGTCATCCTTTACCACCTTCTTTTCTTTAGTGGATTTGGGGGACGGTGTTTCAACCGCATCCCATACATCACTAATTAAAACAGATGAAACATCAATCACACGTCCGTTTTTAATGTTTCTATACTGCATGATTAAGCCTTAGCAATCTTCTTGAAGGATGCAGTATCTAAGATGCCCCAACCGATGTATGCTTCAGCACGTAATACAATCTGATTTGTACGCTTTAGGTCGCCCTGTCCATCCGGATCACCATACTCAATAATTTCGCATGGTACATTTTCGGTATATCCCCACTTAAATGCGTTTTGGAAGTCACCTACAATAGCCAAGTCCTTAGATGTACCGAATGATACTGTGTTGTTTACATCTGATGCCATGCCATAGAACGATTCAGGATTTTGTCCGAAACGGAATTCGGGATACTGTACTACACCATTAACTTTAATCTTGGATAATGCAGCACTAAATGCCGGTGCCATCGCAATACCGGTTACGATGCCGTCTTCCCCGGTAATTGCCTGTACCGCTGTATCAATATCTTCATCTTCCTTACCTGCAGTTGTTGTAACTGTAGCAATTGTAGCCATATCGAAGTTCTTAGCAGCTAAGCCAGATACAGCAGTCTTTGTAGAAGGGTTCACACCGTGGAAAGCACTAATATCTAATGCACGTGCAATCTTAGCTGCAAATCCATCAACGAACGCCTGCAAATATGGTACCTGTTGTTCTTCTGACATGTTTACAAATTCATCTGTTAAGCGATGCTGATAAACAAACTTAACAGGTGTGATTGTTACAGGCTTAAAACTAGCATCACCAGCAGGTTTATTTTCTCCTTCGCCTACGATAGATGCTTCACCATCCATAGCAAATACCATCTGTGTATTGCCTGCAAATGGAATAGGTGTTTGCTTTGATAACTTAGCGAGGGATGAATGTCCCTTTGCTTTTGTAAATACTTCTGATACTAATTCAGCTGGAAATAAGTTAGTTGATTTTGTAATTGTTGCCATAATTTTTTATTCTCCTTTAAGTGATTTTGCTAATGCTCTAACTGCAGCATTCTTTCCATCGCCATGCTTCTCTTCTTGATCAGCGAGCGGTGCAATAGGCTTGTTTTTGCCAATCAGTTTTACAAGAGATTCTGCATCTTTTCGAATATCATCTTCTGACTCTCCTGATAATCTTGACGCCATTTCATATGGTAGCCCAGTTTCATGAGCAATTCGCGTTTTTACCGAGGCGGTCTCGTAGCTCTTGATCTTACTATCTCTTTCTGTAATTTGACGGTCAAAATCAGCATACTTTTTAGCAGAAGATTCAGCTTCTTTTGTTAATGAAGCAATCTGCTTGTCATAATCCCCCTTAATCTTGGAAAGATCGTCAGGGCTTGTATATTCTTCATATTTTTTTGCTAGCGTTTCACGCTCTCTCCCTAGTCTATCCTTGATTAAATTGTCTAACTGTTCTTGTGTTGTGATTGGTGTAAAATCTGCCATTTTATTAAGTCTCCTTTTCTCCTCTTCAATCCGTGAGGTATACGTAAGTGATGCTATCTAAAAAAGCGACTTGAAATAGTCGCCTTAATAGAATACTTTTTGTTTTCTGCGTTCTTTAGTTTTCTTACATGACCAGAATGCAAAAATCATTGATTCCATTAGAGATACATCAACTGTATCCTTAATGGACTTAAAACCAAAACCGCCGTTGCTTCCAATCGCACGGCGTTGCACATTTGATACTGATTGAGTTAATGATGGTTGCCCTTTATGACATATCAGTTTTTGATCTAGGCACTGTTGGAAAAGTGCATTAGCTTCAATGACTTCGGATACTTTAGGAAAGATTGGCTCCTTCTTAATTCCAGCCTCTTTCATTGCGTCTGCAAGTAGTTGCTGACCACTTGCCCCATCTATTACTACGTTTTGTAGTTCTGCCTGTTTCAAGAAACGAGCCAACCATCCTAAGCCATTACGTTGCGGCTGACAATCTATACTTTCAACAAAGATTAAATCATTTGTCGTTTTAACCGCAATACTTAATGCCACATTTTTTCCATCTGCACCAAAGCGTATTCCTGCATATAACTTACCTTTGAACTTAGGCAACTTATCAACCTGTAATTCCTTCCATTGTGATTCGCTGATGTCTGATTTCAGATTTAACTTAGTCCAGTATCCTAAACGCTGAATATTGAAGTCCAATTCATCCTCGCCAATTTCATCACGTATCTTACGTTCTGTTAGAATCGTGCCTAGCGATGGATTTGTTTCATACCAAGCTTCTACATCATTGACATCTGTCATGCTTTCGACTGACCATTCAGCCCAGCCTGTGTTGCTGGTCTTTCCTGCTAATGTATTTTCGCGCATATGTGTAAATACTGTACCCGAGGATACCATTGTAGGCGGTGTACCGCAGAATATCGTCTGTGGATTTGGAGATGAAGAAACAACATACTTCAATGTAGTCTCTTGATCGTTCTGATATTCCTGTGCCTCATCAATGATGAGTAGGTCATATCCTTCGCCAAGTCCACCCTTAGATGTTCTTGTCCTGAACGACGCAAGTCCACCACCTTCTATCATCTCTATTTTTTCTAGTCCGTATTGGCGTGTAACAATGAAGTCTTCTTTTTCTTTGTATCCAGCTTTGGCCATAATGTCATATAGACGGCTAAAGGCTGAACTAGACGTTGGCGTTCTGTGCGCTGTATGTAGGATACGTTCCCCTTTAATTAAGCCATAAATTTCTCTTATGGTAATAACTTCGTTCTTGCCATTTCTTCGCGATACAGCATATCCAAACTTTGAATGCACCCATAGTTCTTCATCATCATAGGAAAGTAAGTCATAGATCAATAACTTCTGCCAGTCCTGTGCTTTTCGTTTTGATTTTTCGTATAGTTTGATTGCTTCTTCTCCACACGTTTTGTCGTATGGCAATATAACGGATTGAGTTGGTGTTTGGCGACCTAGTCTTTTAGGTTCTGCCATAACTCCTCCCTATCCGTTTCTCATCATTGGCGGTCCAGTTGCCTGTAATTTACTCATTTAAACCTCCGTAAAATAAAAACACCGCTACTTGCGATGTCTTATTCCATACCTGCTAGCCGATATTGTTCATCTACCCACTTTTTTACGGCATTAAATGCATCGATAACTTTTTGAGGTGCATCTTCTCTAAGCTTACAATTCACAATGTATGGTTTATAAATTTTTTTTAATTCTTTTATTTCTTCCGGATATATAAGTCTCATAATATCACCCCTTCAAAGCTTTAAATGTATTGTATTCAGCTTCAACTTCATCATATCTACCAAAAGCGTACATTTCATCTGCATACTCGCTTATTCTACTTACATTTTCCGCCGTAACACCGGCTGCGTCAAGGTTTTTCTTACTTTCTGCTCTTAGGTTACGAATATATTCATTATAGTTGTCTGATGTTATCTTCCCATAATGTTTTTCGTACCATTGAGCCTGCTTACAATGAAACATTTCATGAAATGGTGTTGAATATAAATCGTCTCCAGCAGCATATCCTTCTTGTAATAAAATCAACTCTGTTCTATCACCAACAACAGGTGTATAGGAAATTAAATTATTTACCGCATCATACCGTGCAGTAACATGGTTAATTTCTGCTGAATCCGTAATGAGAATAGTAGGTTTATTATTTACATCAATATCGAATTTCTTTATAGCAGTTTCCGTTGCCTTGTTGATATTATGAAGTGCTTTTGGCTTAATCATCGCTTTATCAGAAATATATACATTGTCATATCCATCTACTTTTTTCGCATTAATCTCTGTTCCGCTTAGCGTATTGAAGACAGTCCCAGTCCCTCGGATTACAGGTTTATAGTTTTGCACAAACGATTCATTTGACCGTATCCTTTTTTCTCTTTCTTTATCTTCACGTAAGTTTATCCACCGGTTGGTTTCCCAATCACCTTTACCCTGAATAACAACTCCTCTTTTCGTTGCATACGTTATGATACAGCCACAACCTGGATGACGTTCAAACATACCCATTTCATACGCTTCGTCATATGGAACGTCTGTTCCACAGCGATCTAGACACCATTGGCAGACATCCCCACCGCCTTTATCTGTAGTATGTACGCCTACATCGTCATATTCACGAGAAACCAAAACATTAATGCCAGATTCATCCATGAATTTAGCACTTCTCCTGCCTATTTCGTCTACATAGTTTTGAGAAGCAGAAATAAAAAGATTTTCTGCAGCATCGAGAGCATCATCCACATCGTCATAGTTATCAAACTTTGAAGAAATACTATCTGCATATGTATTGTCATATGAAACTGTAGCAGGTTTTAAATTAACCTTTGCTGCTTCGTATATGACATTTTGTGCCTGCGACGCTACAGTCATTACATCTTGATAATTTGCTTCTAAAATCGGATTTAGAATCTCTTGGGTAACAGTTAAATCACCATTGCTGACTAGTGAGATTGCTTTTTTTGCCAACTGTCCTGAGCGTTCACTATACTTTTGAGCCGCTTCATAATTTGCTTTTCCGCTCTCAATCGATTTTCTAAGATGTATAAGTTCAGTGTCGTTCTCAATCAATCGCAAATATACTGATTTTGCTTTCTGAACAATATCGTTCATTAGGAGTTATCTCCATCTATGCCGAGAATATCTCTCATACTATCGTTGCCAATATATCCAGGCACTGCTTGATTAACCTTCAGTGCAGCATCACCAAGTGCAGCAATACCGGACGCATCAGGTGCATAGATCGGCTCCCATAATGGTTTAGTTTCATACACTTGGTTTCTTGCGTATGGATACTTATCACGGATGCAAGCTGCTAAATATCCAGCATTAAGAAAACCAGTGCCGAATGAGCGCTGTGCTTTTTCTGCAATAGATTTCAAGTTTTCGTGTGATGCTCTTATCGCTTCATAACTTGTAGGGTTAGAAGATGCAATACCTAGATCATCGAGCGTTAGACCTGTCTCTACAGTAAACAACGCTGCATACTCTTTAATTTCCTCAACATATGGTGACAATTGAGCCTGTGAGAATTGGCCAAGCGTAGGAACACTTCCGTCTTCCCCTCTATTAATCTGTAGGAAGTCTGACATAGATGCTTTACCTGTTGCATTAATTGGTTCTGCATCTACATCCATCCCTAACAAGTATTTTTGTGGAAACGAATTAACTTCAGAACAGATTGCCATATTCATTAACGCATCTTTTGCATTGTTCTGATGGCTAATACAAGCACGACTTATTCTAGAATGACCGAATGGGCGTTTTGCATCAGGACGATTAACAATAGGTACAAGTAAAGGATATGGCGCTGTGTTTTCTACTGAATATGGGTCTTCCCCTTTTTCGTAGATAACTGTTTTGCCTTTAATAAACCACGCTTCAATAATGGCATTGTCATTATCATCACGTTTTAGCACAGCATACCCTTCTGTTAGCATTCCGGTTATCGGGTCAATGATTCCTGTTGCATTACCACCATCGATAACTTGTAATCGCGGGAATCCTGTTTTATCTTCCGAAATGTAAATAAAGTTGCACGAAGTAATGAGCGCACCAAGAATTGCAGAATCAAAAAGGATGTCACTGTTATTCATGGCATAGATTTGTTCCATGTTAAAGTTATCGTTCTTAAATCCTCTAAACCTTAAGCGATCGGCCATTGAGTCAACCGCCTTTGTACACCAGCCAAGCGTGAATTTAAATTTATTTTGTAAAGCTGCTGGCACCATCAAGTTTCTTGGTTGGTGAAAATCCTTCATTTCGTAATAGCGATATCTTGTTTCTACTCTGCTTCTTTTAGACAATAACTTACGTCTCAAATATGCTATGCCCTTGTAATTCATCATCATGTGTCCTCCATAAAAAAAGTGGCTATTTTACTAGTCACTTGTGAAAAAAATGGTATTTCAGCGAGAAATATTCGCAGTAACGGGCGTGTGTTGCGAAAAGCATGGGTGTAGGGGGTACTCCCCCCCTCATGATTTGTATGATTTCCAGTCTATTGACTGCGGTAAAACCCTATTATCAATGCTCTTGTCTGCTATGTATTTCTTGTTTATTACTTTGTCTGCCTTTCCTCTATTGCACGATAGATGTGCTAGCTGCAAGTTCTGTAGATCAGATGGATGCCCACCTTTTGAAATCGGAATAATGTGGTCGACCGTTGGACTCATCGGGTCAGGAAACTTCAATGAGAAGTCTACAGGCTTACCACATATAGCACATATTGTCTGTGTAGCGTATATCATCTTTTTATTCTTATCGAAGGCTGCTCTAAATGTTCCGTCTTTGTCAGGTCTGTTTCTTGCGTATTTACCCTGTCCCATGCCTTCCTCCCTCTTCCTTCGTCTTGTGTACATTGGAAACTATCAGCGTATGAGGTTACATGAGTACTTGGAAAATAAGCAAAAGGAGGATTAGAGAGAAGCGCTGATAGTCTCGAATCTACATAAGAAAAACCACAAGCACATTTGCTCATGGTTTTCGCCTACGCCCATTATAACATCAAATTTCAATAGACATGTCTATTTTTACAAATTTTTTAATAATGACGGATACTTGATTGACACAAAAATAACTATACCAGCAATTATAAGTAAAATAACATTAAATATGACTAACCTATTTTTCTTATTGACTAACCAAGTTTTAAATTTGACTAACCCAGTTTTCTCTTTATTAATAGATTGTACTTTTTCCTCAGCATTAATAGATTGTACTTTTTCCTCAGCACCTTTGTTATCCTTGCTGATTACACTAGTTAATAAAGCAATACTATTTACTAGTATGAATGCTAATAGGTCAACTATTAACAACAATCTAAATATGCTTACTTCTTTCATCGCATTTAATGTTGCTGCAGAAAAGGATATGCCACCCATAAAAGCAAGTACAATTGATGCAAATATACCAAGAATCGTTATATATTCACGTTCGATTACTTTCATATCTCTGTTTACTTCTTCTATGATTTTATCCCTTACCCCCTCATTGCTTTTTTTTGCTATATTCGCAGCATTTTCAATTTGGTAATTTGCCAACTGACAATGGTCAAAAATCTTCACAACTATTTTTCTGCAATCACACTCAATATCTCTCGGTAAGTCTAGAGTATGTACAAGCAATGATTCAACATTTGTTAAAAAAGTTCCTCGTGTACGTTCATCCATCCCATAAATTCGATTAGTTATTTCAGAATATAGCATTCTATCAAGCTTTGTATCATTATTAATATAATTTTTGAGTATAGTTACTGTTTTGAACGGGGCATATTCATTACTCTTATAACAAAGACTGCTACATATTTTTCGGATTTCCTCTTTAGATATTTGATACTCTTCCTTTTCTCTAAGTTTGCATTGGTTTCCTTGAAGTGTACCTAATAGATCTGTCACATTATCAGAATTAGACATTAAAATATGACCTCATCGAATCAATTGTTATGATACGATTTCTGTACTTGACATACGTATTTTTCCATGGATCTTGCTCGTGAGTGAGTTTTACCAAATCTGTAGCACTATAATTACGATATGCATCAACCACACTATTTATTAATCCTTTATCTTCATTTGTAATTTCTTTATTTTCTCCAAATAACATAGTTACCTGTGGTTCTGCAACAGAAATATCACTACTTCCATACTTTTTATATACTCTATAGGCCTTAGGAACTACCGGTCCAAAATCCCAAGCTTCAATTTGATCGTCGAAACATGGGGTATGTTGTTCAGTCTTAACCAAAAAATATGCCTGTACCAAATATAAAATTTTCTGCAATTTAAGGTTTGAAATTCCATACTGCTTTTCATTACTGTAATTAATAATATATTTACTAACTTCTAAAACATCATACATAGCAATCTCCTACCTTCCTCTATCTATACACCATAAAGCAAGAAGTTTTTTTAGTAATATATACCAATAACTTCTTGCTTTCAAAAAACTATGTACAGTGATAATATATCATTTCTTTAACTTAAAATGTATAAAATTAATAATTTTTAGTAAATTATTTTAAATTTTTCATTATTTCCTCAATTTTCATCCGCAAAGTATCCTTATTACTGCACATCTCTGATGCTAGTTCCCTTAAAGTTTTCTTATACTTGTATCTCTGCTCGATTAGCTGCATATCTGCTTCATCCAGCTTGTTTAACTTCACCTGAACTCTGCTAATCAAGTAAAGCAGGTCTTGCTTTTGCTTAATCAATAGATCCTGCTCCTGAAACAACTCCAGCATATTGATATCGCTGTAGATTCTAGTTCCTTTTTGGTACTTTGCTTCGTCAGGGCTCATAATTCTAGGACTACCAATTGATGTCAATTGCGCATCGATTTCAGCAATACGCTCGTTAACAGTGTCAAGCTGTTTCTTATACTCGTAGTGATTTCTCAGCTCACGATTAATCACTTGCAGGTCTTCTCTGTATGGATCATCGTAGTTCATTTTTTCCTCCTTTTTTTATTAGTTTGTGAGTGTAACAGAATCATAACTATGTAACGCTCATTTCAATACTTATTTTTTCCGATATCGCTTATCAGTATTGATTTATCTTAATTTCCTGTCCTTTTGACAGTTACATAAATCGAATGTTACACTCACGCTTATTTTTACTTTATTTTTGATACATGCAAGAATGTTAAGACTTATCCCCATTTCTCGGTGTGGTTGATAGACTCTCTAACTTCTTGGATGTCCGATGGCTCTAGCATGATGTAAAGCATTGTTTCAGCTGCACTCTCATGCATTAGCAGCTTCTGTGTTGTCAGTAGGTCGTGCGTTTTATCCCAGTACCATCTACCATATGACTTTCTTAAGCTGTGGCAAGCAACTGGATATTCAATACCTGCTTCTTTGGCCAATTGTTTAATTACACGCCAGGCTTGCTGACGCGTGATAGGATATCCCTTTAAGCCTTGCCGAGACTCGAATATGTATTCGTTCATCTGAATGTTGTAGCGTTCTATATACTCTCTAACAGTGGCATACACATCAGCATTCATATTGAACTGCTGGACCTTCCCTGTCTTCATCTCTTTGCAGGTGTATTGTCCACCTGCAATATCTCTAGGCGTTAACTCAATAAGAGTTTCAATTCTGTTTCCTGTATTCACTCCCAAGATCAACAGAATATAGTTTCTATACCACACGCGATACTTCCATGATTCAGGAGCGTGCTTATCACGATGATTAAGGCAACATCTAACCATTTCATCAAAATCGCTTTTAATAAATGGCTTTACAATTTCCCTACCATGTTTATCTTGTGTCTTCCGAAGATATCCTTTCGTGCGTTGTAGTCGTCTAAGCTGTCTCATCTACGTACTCAACTCCAAGTTGTTTTAACTCTTCTATATATCCGTTCATTTCAGAATTAAATTCATCTAAAATCACATTGCGTACTTTTATAGATAAATTTCCATCAATTTTGAAATTGATGTAGTTAATTCTTACGCAAGCATCATCTATCCCTTCTTCTTTTGAACGATTAAGAGTTGCAGTTTCTTTTTTTAAACTGTTTATTTTATCAAGTATCGTTTCTACTTTTTCTATATCACTTGATTTCATCATTCTTTACTCCAATCTATTTTCTTGTTCTTCTATCTATCAACTGCTTCAAAATATTTATATACACCATCTCATTTACACCAATATCTTTTACAAAAATTTTTCAATTGAGAGTCAAACGTAAATCTGCAATTTCTGCAAAATATTTCGACAATCAAATACTTTAGCACTTCCATTTCAACAGCAAAAACAGAATTACAATCACATCCTATTCGCGTTTCATCAATAATCAAAACTTCATGTGGCCCATTTTTTGATTCAATAATCTTATAATCAAATCTTTCATCATTAATGCCCCATGCATTCAACTTCGGCTTAATTGCTTTTAAAATCTCATTTCTTTTTTTCAATAAATAGTTATATCTATCTTGCGTTTTCATTTTCTTCACTCCAATCTAATTCTAATTGTTGATTTTTATAATCAACTCCTAAAATATCGTAACTTTTTCTAAAAACGGATATGCAATATCTTCGCTGCGCCGGCGATAATAGATTTAGTTCTTTCTCTGTATTGCCAGAATAATGTCCGTAAGGGCAACCCATACATCCTGTACGTGATATATGCTCGTATATTTTCGGTACTTCAATATCATATTTTTTGATGATTGCTTCCAACATTTCATCAGATAAATCATAAATAGGAACGAAATTTCCAACAGAAGTAAAGCATGTTTTGTACTTCCCCTTTCTGGTTGCACCTTCTTCTTGCCTTACTCCAATAATCGCTTTCTTTCCGCTTTCCTTTTCGTATTTATGAATCGTTCTTTTCTTTGTTACAGTACAACAATATGGTGATATTTTATGCAATTTACCATTAAGCAATAGTTCCGAAGCTTTTTTACTTAATTGGAAATGACTGTTACTATCTTTTTGTGGATTGACATATTTCATCAGCGCTTCTGTTCTACTTCCGTTTTGATATCTATATACTTTAATATCTTTGCTCTTGCTAAAACATGGTGTTCCATATTGCTCACAAACTTGTTTGATTGTTTTTTCAGGAAGTAAAACACGATCAGCATACTTATACATTCGTTTTAATATTTGCGGATGCTCCATGCGTGTATTTATAGCGACTATCTCTATATCTTCGTCATGTAAATATTCTTTTATAAGCCAATACAAGAAGTGGCTATCTTTACCACCAGAATACGATAAATAATATTTACTTCTATCCAACCCAAGAAAACGTGATTTCAGATCTTCTAAGTAGAATGTTATTTCATTCATTATCTTCACCATCTAAATCCATTATTGATAAACTCTTCCAGCATAACCCACGCTCTTATGAATGTTGCTATGATGCATGCACACAGAAACAATCCAATACAGCAGCAAAATACAACGAATATTATGATTGCTATTGTTCCGATTATTAAATTAATATTTTCCATTATTCGCTCCGTTCTATTTGTGTCTTACTAACCATTTTCATAAAATCATCATAACTTTGATTTTGAACGTACATTTTCAAAAGGTTGTATTGATTGATATTCGCTTCAACTTGCACTTGATAATTGTGTTCTGCAATATGGAGCATATCTATCAATTCATCTTTTGACTTTCTCTTTAGTACTGTGTCACTCGGAAAAACCGTTCCTAAACATCCTAATCTTTTAAGCATCTGGATCACCCCACATTCTCTTAAATGCAAGCTTGGAACCATACTCGAAATTGAATTTATCTTCTTTCGAACACTTTGCATTCCCGTGTCTGACGCACTCTCCATCCACGAAGTATGCAGCTGTGATGCGTCGTCCTTTCTTGATGATGCGAATCTCTTCGTCTTTCTCTTTTGGTATAAAATCATACGTTAATGCTTCGTATAAATTTTTAAATGCACATTGTAATGCTGTTGTTAAATCATTTGTCATTTTTGCACCCTCATTCTTCCTCTTACAAAATCAAACTTTGCTGAACATCTTTCAAAATCTTCTGTTTTGCTTGTTTGTAATAATCTTTCTTGATTTCAAAGCCGTAACAAGATCTATTTATTTCTGCACATGCTCTTAATGTTGAACCACTACCAGCACATGGATCTATCACGACATCCCCCTCATCCGTAAATATTTCTATTAGTTGTTTTAATAACTGTACTGGCTTCTGTGTAGGGTGTATCTTTGGCGTTTGTGTATCTCTTTCCCACTTGAACCAGTTGAATATCATGCGATTGTTGTTATTAAATTTCGGTAGTTTATCACGATATAAAACAACTGCATATTCAGTAGCACCAACTATTTTCATATTTGCTTTTAAAACTTGTCCTGAATAGTTTTTTACAAACACAAGCGGGTAACTTTTCATAAATCCGTACTTCTTCCCATACTCAATGATTTGTTGCATCTGTTCAAAGGCACAGAACACGATCATTGCTGGTGCTTTTCCGACTTCTTTCGGCTCTTTAATTAGCATCTTTGAGCAAAAGTGCATGTATTCAGGAATTCTGAAGTAGCCATCGGTATCAAAGAACGATGATTTTGCCTTTTTGCTTTCGCCATTTTTGTTGTCACCATCCACGTACCATTGAGGGCTGCTTGCGTATGCATTTTCAGCCAAGTTGTACGGAATATCGGCAATAACCAATTGTGCCTTTGGGATTTGATAACGTTTGTAATTTTGAAAACTATCGTTAAATAGCTCTATTTTCTGCTGTTTATTTTTCATTTCTACTTTTCTAAACTTTCTATATTTCTTCCACTAACCTGAACTTCTTAATCCGTAATTGTTCATTATTGATTCTGTTGTATCGGTCTACGTAGATTTGCAAGAAACCAATTGTTTTGTAGTAGGTCCGCTCAGTGCTACTTCCGCGCATAGTCTGTATGTTTCCATCTTTATCAACTGCGCAGTAGACTGTCTTCGGATTCTTGTATGGCCCTCGCTTCTGGATATTTTCCATTATTACGCTCTCCTTCCATGCATTACCTTTTTTTTCCAAATTTCAGCTATAGAAAATATATTTGCTGGTGGTTTCTCATTATACTTTGCTCGAATTTGTATGATATCTTTACCAGCAAATTCCATTGTATATAGCGGCTTTTCGCGTTCTTCTGCTTTTCTAATGAAGATGATTGTTGTTTTACCTTCTGCATGTTTTTCTACATAAGTTCCTACACAATGGTGCAATGTCGAACCTTCTTCAACGAGATCACTTGCTTTTTTTGGAAGAATAAATTCAAATCCATTAATTTTCATCTCCATTCGTTTTCTTGTTTTAGTTAATTTTTCGAACTTCTTTCTAGTTTCCTCATCTCTCTTTCTTTTTTCTTCTTCATTTCTTTCCTTTTCAAGTGCATTGAACAATTCAACCATATTTCGATGAGCTTTAAACAAGTCCTTTGGACATGCGTTACTTTCGTTAATCTGAACATGGCATGCTTCCATTAGCTTTAAATAATCAATATATAAATTAAAATCAAAATCTGATTTCATTACCCAGTTTTGAAAATGCACTATTCCAACACACCTAGGAATCTTGTCAAAATTCACATGAGAAATGTATTTCTCAATGCCTGGGATAACCTTGCCATTTCTCTCCCTAATCTTTTCTTCTATGATTATCTTTTCAAAACCGTCGTCTGAATTTTTAATAATATGCTTGTGTTTTCTTAACCATTTCTCGTTCAAAATTCGCATATCACATAGATATGAATACATTAATTCGTTAGCCAATTTGCGAGCATTTATCTTCTGCAGGAATTCAATCTCACGTCGATATTTATAAAATCTTCTAATATCCCATATATTTAAAGGTGTATTCCACTTAATATACTTCAATTCAGAAATTGCTTTTAAACGATCATCAATATTATTTTCATACATGATTACACCAGTGTATGGACCGCCCATTGAATACTGTCTGCACAATCCAAATTGATAGTGATTATTTAAGTAATAATTCTGACTACACTCAATATGTTCATCGTTCTCTAATAATTCAAAATTCACAAGTTCACATTCGATATTTTGAATTCCATTATTGTATCTAGAATTAAACCCGTATGACTGTATCTCTATACGCTTTGCTGTACAAAGGATAATCACAAAACATTTATAACAATCATAAAATGTAATCCTTGTATTTTTTGCCAGCTTCTTATGGATAACTTTGCATTCTTTTCGATTTGATGTAATTGTCTGTTTTTTATTCGAAAAAACCATTGTTGGAATTTGAAAGTAACACCAGTCATAGAACCCTTTAGGTGGGTGCAACCTTTTCTTAACGTAGTAATCTGCAGTTCTCATAGTTCAAAAAGATTAATCCTCTCAAAATCTGCCTTCTTATGGTTCGTTTTAACATTGATTTTATGCGATTGTTTCTTTGCTAAAGGTTTCTTGTCATTGCTTGTACTCATCGATGCCGTAACGCTTGATTTGACTTCTTTAAGGTCTGAATTGAAGTAATCTACAACCCAGCCAAACACAACAGAGTCAGCAATCATTGCACAATTGTTTTCTCTGCTCTTAGATGCATTATTAGCGCAGTATTCAAGCGCTGCTTTAATTGTTTTGCCATCCTGGCATATATTCTCGAATAAAACATCGTCAGTCTGATCACATAGCCAGTTATGAATGGCATCCACTCCATCAGAATGGATTTCACTCATTTCTGCATCCATCTTAAGTAGCGCCTTTTGTTTTATTTCACTCATTCTCCATCTCCTTTAGAACATAGTTTTCAATTGTCGTTTTTAGGTATCCAATCTTGTTATTGATTACCTCTGTCTTCATAAAATCATCTAATCCTAAAATAGATGATGCTCTTCTCCAAATTTCATATAGTGATCCAATTGAAATATTATTTATCTTTAAAATCACAGCTTCGTTTGAAATAGATTCAACTGCATGCATGATTGATTTTGAAATTTCTAGTGTCATGCTTTCATATGTACTATTGTTAAAAGCTTCATTTTCACGTATGCGAATAAAATCCAATTGTTCTTTTAGAAATTGCTTGTTCAGAAGTGGCGACTCTATATAATCATCATCAATATAATTAGATATAATCTGATTAGATTGTATAGTTTCGGAATTGCATACATTTTTTTGATTTTTGTATACAATTTCTAAGTTTTTGTATACATTTCTGTCGAAATTGTCGCAAAGAAAACAATCCTGCATCACAACCTTTTTCGACCGTCGGTTGTAATCCATGAAACGGCGCTGTATGGAGGCAGAGGTTAGAACTTCGTTTCTTTCGAATTGGTATCTATCGAAAAGCTCAAGGTCTAAACAGCTCTGCACTATTTTTTTCAATTTATCAATTTTTACGTGGATTTCGTCGGCAAAAACTTCGTATATCGATTCGTCTACTTTCATGTAGTATCCCTCGATTCCATAAATATTTGACAGCAACTCGATCCATACGTACTTGCCTAATACGGGAAAGCGCGCCTTCAATCTACGTATTTTGTTGTCTTCTTTGGTTTCAATCAGAAATGCTTTCATTCCTGATGCCATTTGTATCCTTTCTAGATTGGTCTAACGAGGCATTGCAGGCCGTCGACCAAACACCTTTCTATATTTATGAGATTTTTGCAATGCCCCTCGTTAGACGTCTTTCTTCTCGCTGTTTAACTAATAACTCAGCATATGAATATTGTTTTCGTTTCATTGTATTTACGCATATCTTTGCGTCGTGAATGCACATCTCAGTTCTCAACTGTTCTTGTTCGATTGACAGTTGATTCTTTTTCTTTTGCATGATTTATTTCTCCTATTTCAAAATTTAGTGATGCTTGTTTCTGATAAAACTTGCAGTTCAAGCAATTGTTCTTTGTTTCAATTACTTTGAATCCTGCTTTAATCGGTGGGCAACTATGAGTTTCAGCATTCCAGCGTACGCATTGTTTACAATCAAACCCTTGCTTAATCATTGCCATCACCCATTTCATTTACTTTTCTTTGAAATTCATCAATTTTAGCCAATTCGAATTGTAGTGCAGCTTCCGCTTGATCATCATCTAGGATTTCTACTCCTTCAGTACTAATTTTCTGCACTGGTTCACCTTTCAATCTGCGAAGCTTATCTCTAATTAGTTCATTCATAAGTCAATACCTACCATGAATAAAAACACTCTTGCATAAATCAACATAAAGATTAGAATCAATGCTATTTCTTCGAGTATTTCTAATTTTTTTCTATACTTTGTTTTTAATTTCATGTTTTACTCTCCATTTCTATTTGATATTTGATATAATGAGAGTGATAGTTAAGGTCTATCACTTAAGCGCTCGTTCTTTGGTCAGATGGCGCTTTTTTTCATTTCCAATCCTGCTAAACGGATTTTCATTTTGTTGCTCAGATCCATACCTGCAGTCATTTGGATAAACTCTGCATATTCTGCTTCGGTTGTTAAGCATAACTTTCCAAATTTACGGTATTTCAGTAAACCGGCACGTCTATACCAGCCAACTCTTTCCGGCCCACAGTGCAACCGCTTAGCAATTTCATCAGTATCTATCAGCTGTATATTCTGTATATCTAACGGTGTTAACATGTACTAATCTCCTTTCTAACTTTTCTCAATACTTGGTAGGATTCCTTTTGTTCTCCCTTTCTACCCTCCTATAATTGATTTGAAAGGAGGTGAATAATATCGCTAGAGCTAATGTGAAAGTTATTAGTCAATCTTCAACTGGATTGAATACAAAAGTATCTGTAAATGGTCATATAATGACCAACAATCAAGCCTATAACCAAGCAAAACAAGGCAAGATTAACGGATACAACGGATCTATTTCTTCAAACGGGAACAAGTACATCCGTTCAAATCCTGATAAGTCAACTAATAACAATTTGGAAAAGTAATTTTCTATGGGAACTCATTCATTAGTGGATGAGTTTTCTATTCCAAGTAATTTTCCATTCACAAATACTTTGTAACCATCTTCTGTGATACCAATAGAATCCTCTCCATCTGTATCTATACTTGTAATTAATTCATCATCCATATTTGTTACTTGTAATGTGATGGTTGAACTATTTTTAATTACCTTTTTCCTTCTCGAAAAACAGAAACACCATTTAAAGAAATTGAACTGCAGCCAAGATTCAACAATATCTTCACCATTTTCTGTATATCTTGTGATGTAATGATGTAATATATCCTTTCCCCCTTTCATTGCTATGATTGCTCCTTTTTGTTGATGTATAATCAACCTAAAAGGAGGTTATAATAATGCGTATTAACCCTGATCTAGTTCGTAAACTGATGATTTATGTAGAAGATACTGTCTCTACTAGCAAGCTAATCACTTCTGCAGACATTGCTTCTTATTTGCCAAATTTCACTGAAGAAGAAATTTATTATCATGTCAGATATTTAGATGATGATTTCTATTTCAGAAAAGTAGACTATTTTATGGGTCTTGGCTTTATGATTTATGATTTATCACCCAAAGGACATCAATTTGCCGAAACAATGCGATCTGATACCGTCTGGAATAAAACTAAAGAGACTTCCAAGAAAATCGGCAGTGCTACATTAGACACAATTTACAAAATAGGTATAGATGTCGTAGCTAGTCTTATCTCAAAATCCTTAGGAGCATAACTTCTTGAAAGTTGTGATTGCTGACTCTATTTCTGCATTTACAACTTTTTTTATTTCATTCGCTATCAGCTCATTAGTTTTTATATCTTCCATACAAAAGTTTTTCATAATACGATTAACCAAATTAGGTAATTCAACATATATCAAAGTGTTAAATTCATTTTTTTCCATGTTGTCTCCTTTCTTTCGTGCAACCCTCTTTCATATAATTGAAATGAAAGGAGGTGATAATAATGCGTGATATGTTGGATGAGGAAGTCTTTAAATTGGCTAAAGAATTAACCTTTAAAGCCCTTGAAGCTGGACACGTTGCAACACTTACTGATGGTGATAAAAATGGTAAGAACGTCGCTAACTTCCTCAAAAGCACCTACGATAATCTAAAATTGCACTTTGGCAAGAAAGATTAAGATTTCGTAGATTCAACAAGTTTTGCAGTTGCTTCGATAACTGCTGGAAGAATGCTTTCAGTCTGCATACTGGAAGCATTTTTCAATTCTGCTTGTATCCAGTCACATAACGCCTTGATTGTTTCGCTTATTTTGTCGTCCATGTTTCCTCCTTTCTAATTTAATTGCTCAACAATTTGTTGAATCGCAGCCGAAAAAAATTTTGCTTATTGGGATATTTAAAATTTTGCATAGCAGTTCTGCATCTTTAATTTGCATTGTTGATGGATTGGTTTCCCAAGATGATATAGTCGAACGATGTACACCCATTTTATTTGCAAGTTCTTCTTGGGTTAATCCAGCGTTTACTCGAGCTGCCTTAACAGTTATCTTGCCCATTTTCTATCAGCTCTCCTTTCTTTGTGACTAAATTATAATTCAACGTTTTGTTGAATGCAATACTATTTCTGCATTTTGTTGATTTTTTTCAGCAATGTATATAAAATTGAATTGTAAAAACGTTGAATGGAGCCTAATATGAAAATTACAATTGGAGAAAACATAAAAAAACTACGTGAAAGTAGAAAATTAAAGCAAGAGCAATTAGGAAATCATATCGGTGTTGGAGGTGCAACAATCTCATCATGGGAAACTGGTAGAACTGAGCCAAATATGGGCTATACTCAAGCACTTGCAGATTTATTTGGTATAAGTACTGATGAATTAATATATGGAAAAAAAGATACCCTTACCGAAATTCCAATAGATAATATTATCTTCGATGACTACTTCCCACTACATTACTGGTCAGGACTCTCCGCAGGCAGTTTTGAAGAATTGATTGAAGCAGAACCTGATTCAGTCGTGTATGTGCCTATTACATTTCAGAATAAGAAAAAACGTTTGCACGCATTCAAAATAAATGGCACTTCCATGAATAATGTTATTCCTGATGGCTCTATTGTTGTATCTGAAGATAATTACAATAATGCAATAAAGTATTCTGATGGCACAATCGTTGTTGCATTCATGGATGGAACAGCAACTGTTAAGCGATTATATTCCAGCGAAGACAGCATTACCCTTTCGCCAGATAGCACCGACAAGTCACACATGCCTATTATCGTTCCAAAAGACAAGGAACTTGTTATCATAGGGAAAGTCATTTGGCACATGAATCCTGAAGACATAGCAGAGAAATGTTATTAAGAAAGAGAGGAAGAAGATAAGTAATATGGATGACAACATTACACAAGAAGAAAAAGACTCTGTTTTATTTAAAGAGCCACTTTGCAAAAATTGTCAAATAAAGTATTTAGCCGAAAACAAAAATGTTAATTATCAAGGATTCTCAAAAGAAATCGCTGCTGAAATACTTTATACAAATAATTATATCAATGTAATATCTCCGTTTAAGCACCGCTTTGCTAAATGTGATACCGAAGGAAATCCCATCAAAGTTGACGGCAAACATCAATATCCACAGTCTGTGCGATTCACAAGGTATTCTAATGCTTTTTTTCATGAAAGAAATATTTATCCTCTAATTTTTTCAAATCTAATGGTTTTAGAAGCACATATGAATGCAATCATATCTAATGAAGTTTTAATTCACTATAATATGAGATCCTTTGAACAATTTGAACTTTTTGTTTCGAAACTTAAGGATAATATTACCAAGTCAAATTCTCACAATAAAGTAAAAGAAAACATGTTAAAAGAAGTAAACGCTTTTCCAAAAAAGCTAGTTCACTATAAAAATATTTACGTTTTTATGGATCGATTATCATTTTCTGAATTAATAACCGTTTATAAAATGTGTGGAAATGCTTTAAAAAGAAAAATTTTCAATGAATTTAAACAAAGAAAATATACATTTGGTTATGATAGTGTAGGAGCGTTTGATTTTTTCTTAAAACATGCGGTTCAAATAAGAAATTGTATTTGCCATAGTAATAGTTTAGAAACTTTAGTTAATTACAAAAGGATAGAAACAAAGGAATTTCGAAAAGGACAAAGTCGAAAAGCATTTATGAAGATAATACGACTATTAGCGACACAGAGAGGTGCATTTTAAAACGAAAGAAGCCACCAACGATAACGTCAGTGGCTCCTGTTCTGTCCTCTATGGGACTATCTGCATAGATATAGTATATTATTTCCCAATCGCGTGCAATACCTTTTTTATCAAAAAATATTTAATAAATGCAAAAAAATATTACTAAATAGTAAAAAAATATATTTTTTCTGTAATTATACTTGGGAAATAATTGACTACTTAAAAGCAAAAAAATCCGACTGCAGCGAACAGTCGGACGGCAGTAAACTCACACAACCAATGTGCTTTTACTGTACTCAATTTTATCATAAAGGAGCCATTATATGGAACAAGTAGAAAAGTATCTTGATGAAATAGAAGCAGCACTATATAAGATGTCA